ACACTCAGCACAGCCTAAAAAGATAGCAAGTAAAACCAAACGCTCTCGTTCAAGGTAAAAATTATGGATTATGGCGACAACGACGTACTGTCTAGTGACGAACACCTAGAAAACTGGGTAATGGCTAAGTGTGACTCATGGCGAGACCACTATGAGTCCAATTATTCAGAAAGATTTGAAGAGTTTTACCGTTTATGGCGGGGGATCTGGGCAGCAGAGGACATGGAACGCAAAAGTGAGCGTTCACGTATCATTTCACCTGCATTACAGCAAGCTGTAGAGTCCAGCGTAGCGGAAATTGAGGAAGCTACCTTTGGCAGAGGCAGTTACTTTGACATTACTGACGATATGGGTGATGCAGAGGCACAGGATGTTGTATATCTGCGCAATAAACTGCATGAGGACTTTGAGAAAACACAGGTTCGCAAGCAAGTAGGCGAATGTCTCATTAACAGTGCAGTATTTGGCACTGGTGTAGCTGAAGTAGTACTAGAGGAAGTCAAAGAGATGGCTCCTGCTACACAGCCTCTTATGGACGGACAGCTACAGGCAGTAGGTGTTAACGTCACAGACCGTACTGTAGTCAAGTTGCGCCCTGTAATGCCACAGAACTTCCTAATTGACCCTGTAGCCACCACCATTGAGGACGCTGTAGGGGTTGCTGTAGATGAGTTTGTACCACGCCACAAGGTACAACAGCTACAGGAAGAAGGCGTGTATAGGGATGTATACGTAGGTCAGGCGGCTAGTGATTATGACCTAGAGCCAGACCAAGACCTTACAAGCTACGATGAAGACAAAGTACGACTAACTAAGTACTACGGCCTTGTACCACGCTATCTGCTAGAGATTGGCGAAAAAGAAGCAATGCTTAACGATGACGAAGACATTGCAGACATTGAAGTAGAGGAGCCAGATAACGATGAACAAGATGCAAGCTACTATGTGGAAGCTATTGTGGTTATCGCTAATGGAGGCATCCTACTAAAAGCAGAAGCTAACCCATACATGATGCAGGACCGTCCTGTAGTGGCCTTCCCTTGGGATGTAGTTCCCGGTAGGTTCTGGGGCCGTGGTGTTTGTGAGAAAGGCTACAACAGCCAGAAAGCGCTTGATACAGAGCTACGAGCACGTATTGATGCCCTAGCCCTAACTGTCCACCCAATGATGGCTATGGACGCTACACGGCTTCCTAGAGGCTCTAGGCCAGAGGTTCGCCCCGGTAAGATTATCTTGACCAATGGCGACCCTAAGACTGTACTCAACCCATTTAACTTTGGTCAAGTAAGTCAGATTACGTTTGCACAGGCAGCAGAACTACAGAAGATGGTTCAGATGTCCACAGGTGCTATTGACTCCGCTGGTATTCCCGGCAGTATCAATGGCGACGCTACGGCTGCTGGTATTAGTATGTCTCTAGGTGCAATCATTAAGCGTCATAAGCGTACCTTGATTAACTTTCAGCAGTCTTTCTTAATTCCCTTTGTCAAGAAAGCTGCTTGTCGTTACATGCAGTTTGACCCAGAGAACTATCCCGTCAAAGACTACAAGTTTAACACTACGTCTACCTTGGGTATTATCGCCCGTGAGTACGAAGTAACGCAACTTGTGCAACTACTGCAAACTATGCCAGCAGAGTCCCCACTGTACAACACGTTGATTCAGTCAATTATTGACAACATGAACCTGTCTAACCGTGAAGAACTAATGGCTAAACTAGCTCAGGCAGAGCAAGCATCACAGCCTACACCTGAACAACAACAGATGCAACAAGCGGCTGCACAGGCACAGATGGCCTTTCAGCAGTCACAAACAGCAGCGCTTAACGGTCAGGCATCAGAGTCTGAAGCTAGAGCGCAAAAGATTACTGTAGAGACACAGCTTGCACCACAGGAGCTACAGATTGACCAAATTAAGGCAGTCACCGCTAACCTAAAGGCAGGTGACCAAGAGGACAAGGAGTTTGAGCGACGCATGAAAATTGCTCAGACATTCTTGAAAGAGAAAGAGATTGACCTAAAAAATCAACCTCCACAACAACCACAACAACCAAGTCAACCCCTTAGACTGCAACAAGGATAAATTGATGGTCGTAACACGTACAGAGCTAACTCAGATAGTAGAGCAAATTAATAAGAAGTTTGACGAACTAGAATCTAAGATTAAAGAGTTAGAGGAAAAGAATGTTAAGAAATTACCGAACAAGAAGGCGGCGTAATGCCTAGTCCACGCAAAGGTAAAGCTAGAGTTAAAGTAACTTCTAGCGGTAAAAAAGTTTCCTACGGTCAAGCTGGCTCAGCTAAGGGCGGCGGCCCACGAGTAAAGCCGGGAACCAGTAAAGGTGATAGCTACTGTGCTAGATCTTTAGGAATTAAAAAGCGTTTACCTAAAAGTAAACAAAATGACCCTAACACACCAAACAATTTATCGCGTAAGCGTTGGAAATGTTCTGGTGCTAAATCAAGGAGAAAGTAATATGCCCGGTTATGGAATGAGCTACGGTAAGAAAGCAATGAATGGTAAAAAGAAAAAGAAGCCAATGATGGGCGGCGCTAAGAAAAAAATGGGTACTCGTAGAGGCCGCTAATGGTTATTGAATCTGTTGCAGCAGCCAGTGCAATTCTAACCTCACTCAATGGTTTGATAAAACAAGCCAATGAGACAGGTTCTGGTATGCAGCAGCTTATGGGAACTATTTCTGACTTTGGGGAAGCCTTAAACACTTTTGAGGTTGAAAGAAAAAGTAGTACTTTCAAACCCCTTAGTCAGAATGAAATACTCAAGTTGCAGATGATTCGTCGTTCCTATGAGCGCTACTGGAAGGACGTTAATGATTTGCTTGCTATGCTGGACCCACAACTACTTGAGGATTTTAAGAAAGCCAAGGCAGAACAAGAGCATGCCCGTAAGCAGCATTTGTCTATGCTAGCCCGTAAGAAAAAAGAAAGAGATGTGTTACTACATCAAGTATTAGTAGGGGGTGTTACTTTACTTATTGGTGGTCTAATAGCTGCCGCAGTACTAACTATAGTCATAAAAACATTTAGTTAAAAAAACACTTGACAAATACGAAAAAGTATGATATAATAGATATGTACTTTAACGTACATTAAGTATTCTTTAACAAAGGCAAAATACAATGACTCAAGAGTTAGAAACTTACTTCAACAATTACTTTGCTATGTTTCGTTCAGAAGGCTGGAAACAGCTAATCTCTGACCTAAGCGGTAATGTTGCACAGATTAACTCAGTAGAACTTACTACGGATAATGATAACTTGAACTTTCGCAAAGGTCAGTTAGCTATCCTAGCAACCATATTGAATCTTGAAACACAGATTGACAACGCTCATGCAGAAGCAGAATCAGGTGAAGATACTGATGCGGAAGCACTAGATGAGGCTGTTTGATTTTAGATGTCCTTGTGGACAACTGTTTGAAGATTTAGTTAAGTCTGATGTCACAACTTCTAGGTGCAGTTGTGGCTTGGACGCTAAACGTGTTATTTCTCCTGTAAGGTCCAGCTTAGAGGGTATCAGCGGTGACTTTCCTGATGCTCACGATAGGTGGGTTAAAAAGAGAGAACAACACATGGCACATGAGAGAAGGCAAACCTCTTAGAGAACCTTCATACTAAACATCTCCACAATACTAAGGTACGGAGTTAATAATGGCTAAGATTATCGAACCTGAGCGTCAACAGGATAATAAAGACGTAGAACAACTAGACATGTTTGCACAAGTAGAGGAACAACAGGAAACTCCTACAGAAGTACAGGAGCCTGAAATACCCGACAAGTACAAAGGCAAGTCTGCTGAAGAACTTGTACAGATGCACCAAGAAGCTGAGAAGCTATTGGGCAGACAAAGTTCTGAAGTAGGTGAGCTACGTAAGGTTGTAGATACGTATATCCAGACTCAACTTACTGAAGATAAACAAGAAGCACCCCAACAAGTCGAAGAAGTAGATTGGTTTACAGACCCTGATAAAGCTGTAGACAGAGCTATTCAGAATCATCCTAAGATTAAGGAAGCTGAAGCACTCACTCAACAATATAAGCAAAGTACTGCACTGTCAGAGCTACAACGTAAGCATCCTGACATGCAACAGATACTACAAGACGCTAATTTTGCTGAATGGATTAAAGCATCCAATGTTAGGACTAAACTGTTTGTAGCAGCAGACCAGCAGTACGATCACGAATCTGCCGATGAGCTATTTAGCTTGTGGAAAGAGAGACAGAATATCGTACAGCAAACTGCCGCTGTAGAGCAACAAGCTCGTAAACAATCAGTTAAGGCAGCTTCCACAGGTAATGCTCGTGGCAGTACTGAATCAGCCCCTAAGAAGATCTATAGACGCGCAGACATTATTAACCTTATGAGAACCGACCCTGACCGTTACGCTGCTCTACAACCAGAGATTATGAAGGCGTATGAGGAAAAGAGGGTCAGATAACAAACCTTAAAAAGAGATATTTATTATGACTGATTCCACATATCCCGCAACTGGCGGGTTCGTTGACAACACTAGCGCAGCTACTTTCATTCCAGAAATTTGGAGTGATGAGATTGTTGCTGCATACCAGAAGAACCTTGTCTTGGCAAACCTTGTCAAGAAGATGTCTATGGCTGGCAAGAAGGGTGATACCATCCATGTGCCTAAGCCTGTCCGTGGTGATGCACATGCTAAAGCAGAGAACACTGCTGTAACGGTACAGAACGCTACGGAAAGCGAAGTACAAATTTCAATCAACAAGCACTTTGAGTACTCTCGTTTGATTGAAGACATCACCGACGTACAAGCGC